CTTTTTGCACTCAGGTGATACAGGTTTTAACCGTGTTGCATCCTTACAAGACAAACAAATTAACTGGGGCAAAGCAGGAGAAAGTGCAAGCACAGGTGGGGCAGGTGGCGGTGGCAATAACCACAGTGATGGTAGCAGTGGCAATGGTGGTCGTTTTAGATGATAAAACTACCTAACTGGCAAGCAATGTTTGATTCTTTTGTAGAACACAATAATTTTCCATTTAAGTGGGGACAAAATGATTGTTGTAAGTTTAGCAATGCTCTTATAAAACAAATAACAGGAGAAGATTTAATTCCAAAAAAATTAAAGTGGCATGATGAGGAAAGTGCCATGAAAGCCATAGCATCTTATGGTGGAGATTTAGAAACAAGCATAGAGAAAGCATGCAATGCAAAAGGCGTAGGTGAAATTAACAAAGCCTACATGACTTGTGGTGATCTTGTTGTTTATGAGCAAAACGGTTCTAATCTTGTCGGTATATGCAATGGATTCGGAATACTTACACCTACAGATGATGGCATTAATATTGTAGATTCAACACAAGCCATTAGAGTTTGGAGATTTGATTAATGGGTAAGGCAATTAAAGCAGCAATAGTAGCAACATTTATAGTTGTTACAGGTGGCGCAGTAGCAACTTATTTTAGTGCTGCAGGAATGACTGCAGGTATTGCAGGCTCATTTGCAATAGCTTTTGGTGAATATGCAGCTTTTACATTTGCTTCAACTTTAGTAGCAAGTGCAATAGGTGGCATGACATCTAAAGGAGTAAATGCTTCATCAGCTAATTTTGGTGCTAAATTTTCAACAAGAGCAGCTTTAGCGCCAAGACAAATTGTTTATGGGCAATGTAGGATTGGTGGTACGCAAGTACATATTGAGACAACAGGTACAGATAATTATTTACTGCATATGGTTGTAGCCATTGCAGGACATGAAATAGAAAGCCTTGAAACATTAAGGCTTAATGATATTAATACTACAACCACAACATCAACTATAAGTGGTTCTACAGTGTACACAGTCACTAATTCTGATTTTACTAACACAGAAAATGATAATAATTTTGGTAGTGGCAGATTAGTTCGTTACTCATTTGAAGATGGAAGTCAAACAGCAACTAACGGCTTTATGGATGCACAGCTTGCAAGCATGGGTACAACAGATAAATTTTTAGGTGTTGCTTATGTTTATATACAAATGGTGTTTGATGCAGAAAAATTTGGTGGTGGTATGCCTGCTATATCATTTGAAGTAAAAGGAAAAAATGTTTATGACCCAAGAACCAGTGCAAATGCCACTACAGACCTGCAAAGGTCAAACCCTGCCCTGATTATTAGAGATTTCTTGACTGATACGCAATATGGATTAAAAGCTAAATCCTCAGAAATTAATGACACTACCAATGCAGGTGGCATAGCATCTGCAGCAAATACTTGCGATCAAAATGTAACGCTTGCTGATGGTTCAACAACAGAAAGAAGATACACAGCAAATGGTTTTACAAACTTTAGTGCAAATGGTAATGGAGTCTTAGAAGCTGTACTTAGTTCAATGGCAGGAAAAATGTCATATGTTAACGGTCAGTTCACACTTTTTGCAGGTGCAACACAGACACCTAGTCTAACTATTACAGATGATTTATTGCTTGCGCCTTTACAAGTATCTACAAATTCAACATCAGGTGATTTATATAACTCGGTTAAACCTATCTATGTTGATAAAAGCCTTAATTATGTATCTACAGATGCAGAAGTTTACCAAGATACAACTTTTCTAAATGCTGATACTCCTAGTGGTGAAAGCACAGCAAACTATGTAAAACAAATGGAAGTACAATTGCCATTTACACTCACCGATACAATGGCTCAAAGGCTAGGTCGCATAGCCTTAAAAAGTCAAAGACAAACCACATCATTATCTGCCCTAGTAAGTTTAGAGTTTATGAGATGTCAGCCTAATGATTGGGTGTACCTAACTAATGAAAGATTAAATTATACGCAAAAGGTCTTTGAAGTTCTGTCTACTAACATGGAAGTTATACAAAATGAGGATATTCCAGTCTTGGCTACAAGACTACAGCTTAAAGAAGTAGAAGCATCTGTATTTAACTTTGCAACCAACGACTACACCACAGGACAAGCGGAAGGCTCTAATGTCTCAACAGGTGATTATAGTGTAACCGCACCGACAAATCTCTCACTAGCACAGCAGAACGCCATTGACGGCACAACCAGTAAGGTAGACATACTTGTGAACTGGACTAACAATGCTAGTGATAAAGTGGTGCTGACAGAGATAGCCTACAAGCTAAACGCAGATTCAAACTACACTGCGGACTTTACGGCAGGTAAAGGTGTGACAAAAGCATCTATTCCTAATGTAGTAGTGGGTAGCACCTACAATGTCAAACTGCGACACATAGACCTCAACGGTGTGGCTAGTGCCTACACAAGTGCGGTCAACATAGCCATATCCGCAGCTTCTTCTGCACCCAATGCACCCACAAGCCTATCCGCAACGACAGGCGGAACTATGATACTTGTGAAATGGACTAATCCAAATGTAACAGATTTAAGAGCCGTAAAAGTTTACTTAAAAACATCTAACTCTACGCCCACTGACGATACCGATTTAGTAGATACGATTGCAGGTGAGCCTAACGCAGTAACCACGACTTTATTTGGTGATCAGGATAATCTAACAGCAGGCACTACTTACTTCTTTTGGGTAAGGGCGATCAACCATTCAGGACAACACTCAGCATTTAGTTCTTCAGTATCAGGAAACTTTGCTGCAGCAGGTGTAGCGGATGGCTCTATAACAACTTTAAAACTTGCAGCACAAGCCGTTACAAATGCCAAGATAGCAGTTGCAGCCATACAGGGTGATGTCATTGCAGCAGGTGCAATAGTTGAAGCCAAACTAGGTACGGATGCAGTAACAGCAGCTAAGATTGCAGACAACGCAGTCACATCAGCACAAATATCCGCAGATGCAGTTACAACCGCAAAGATCGCAGATGATGCCGTAACCAACGCACTGATTGCAACGGATGCGGTAAATCAAGATTCTATTGCAGCAAACGCAGTAACGGCAACGCAGATAGTAGCAGGAACTATAACCGCCAGTGAGATAGCATCTAACGCTGTTACCACAGCCAAGATTAATGCAGGGGCTATCACAGCAGCAAAGATTGGCACAGGAGAGATAACTGCAACGCAGATAGCTTCTGACACTATCACGGCTAATCAGATAGCTTCTAACGCTATCACAGCTAATGAACTAGCAGCGAACTCGGTAACTGCTGCAAAGATAACTGCAAATACAATTACCGCTTCCGAGATTGCAGCAAATACTCTGACTGCCACACAGATAGCAGCAGGCGCAATAGCAACAGACGAATTGGCAGCAGATGCGGTTACGGCAGCAAAGATTGTTGCAAACACTATTACTGGTAATGAGATTAATGTAGATTTATTAAATGTAGAACACTTTGGAAATGTATCTGCTGATATAAAAAGTCATTTAACGACTGAAACCTTTGTACCCTTAGAAGTATTTGGTAGCGTGTTCCAAAGGGGTAGTACAAACTTCACCACACAAACGCAAACCACAGGAACATATCTATCGTTATCCATAGGCAGTGTGCGTAACAATGCAAAGTACAGAGCAATATGGACAGGTGTTTATGGAGACTGCACTAATGGTGTGCTTGAATACAGTGTAGATAATTCCACATTTGTACAAGCTGCAGGCGGTATTCAAAGTGTTACTTTTGCAACAGGCACTTTTAGAACTTATATTTTTGTTTACAACGGCACGATAACTGGTCTAGCTTCTAACGCATCAACTGTTTATTGGAGAGTTCGTTGGATAACAAAACTTAGATCAACCTATCAATCTCTTTATGTTTTTATTGACAATACGCAATGACAGATTTTACTACTTATAAAACATCAACTGGCGTAATCACAAGCTGTGGCAGTACTAATTTACCATTAAACGAGATCGCAAAAGAGAGTGATGAATCACTTATTGAAGGCATCTATGAAGCTGAAACCTATAAAATAATCAGTGGCTCTGCAGTCCTTCAAAACATTGATTGGAAGATCGGCTTACGCTTTGAAAGAAATGCCTTGCTGACAGAATCAGATTGGACACAAACAGCCGACAGTCCATTATCAGATAGCAAGAAAGCGGAATGGGTTACATACAGACAGGCACTTAGAGATTTACCAAGTAGCTACACGGATGATGATGAGTATTCTGATGTAGTTTTTCCAACACCACCATCATAGGAGTAGATTATGCAACAAGACGGAAGATTTAGCGGAGACATGGAT